AAAGAAGTAGGAATTCTCATTCCTTAGTATGAAGTATTTCATGGCTGCGTTGTTAACAAAAAAAGCCTATCATTGGATAGGCTTTTAGGGTTTTTGGTTTACTTATGAAAGTGTTCTTACAATGAGTTACTCGATTGTTACTGCTTCTAAGGCATCTACATCCATGTAAGATGGGAAGCCATTTGATGCAAATGCAAGTGACTTATCTAATACTACCCTTGAGTCTCTGTATACGATAGCGAAACCTGTAGTTAAGCTGGCATATGTAGCCTCAGTTTGATTAGATACGATTTTTTCGCTTTCTACCAATAATGGTTGAGAGTCGTACTTGATTACTGTTGAAGCAGTGTCCATGATAATTACCTGGTCATCCGGGATAGTACCATGTACATATAAATCTGAACGAGATGGGATTGGGGTTTTGAAAGTGATGTTTGCTTGCGGTGTACCCGATTCTCTTTTCTTGAATTCGTCCATATCCAAGATATCGATACATAAATCTTCTCCTGCAAGCATTACAGATGGATTTTTACCCATTCTGCTCATTCTTACCCAGATTCTTAACATATCCTTGTATGTTAACGTATTGGCAGTTGCAACTCCAATAACTGGTGCTGACTCACTTCCGTTTGCCTGCTCCCCGTTTAATAGGGTTGAAACTAATAGGGTGTCTAAGCCGTGGCCTAATTTAACCCCAAAATCTTGCAAGAAGATTCCGATAACATCTAACGATACGTATTGTGCTACCTCGTAAGGGATTGCAATACCTCTACCCATTTTTCGGGTTTTAAGAGTTTTCTCTCCAAATGAGATATTACCTTGAGTAATTGTCTCAGCTTGGCCTACGTAACGAGGTGTAGCTTCACTCATATTGATATGAGGTACTGTTACCGAAGTTCCAGAGATTGATTGTGTTGCAGCTACTACCGCAGGGTAGATAGGTGAACGTCTCATACCTAATCTTAAGGCATCTCTGATAATCTCTGGCACTAACCAGCGAACATCTTCGTCAACCATTGTAAACATGTTACTAATGGTATCTACAGATGGGTCAATTCCTAAATCCTCATAAACCTCGCTCATTTTTACTCCCTTTAATTTGAAGTAATCAGCTAAGGCTGCATCCTGTGGATTATCTTTGTTAGTCCTTAAGGATTCAACTGTTTTTACAGCTGCCTTAATCTCGGACTTAAATTTGCTTTTTGCGTATTTTTCTGCATTCATTGCTGTAGGTATTTTATATTAAATAACTAGGTCTGGTTTTCTTTGGGTATGTTTAGTTTTTAAGCAAAACTCGGATTGGGTCATTTGCTCCGTCTGCTACATCTAAAGCCCAAGCAGTTGCAACAGCACCTGTTACTGTTCCATCTGTGTATTGGCTTAAGTCAGTAGTAGCGTTATAACCAGCATACCTTACCGGGCCTGGTATTAAAGCATCGGCAGATTCAGCATTGATTAATGCAAAGCCTCTTGTGGCAATAGTTACTGGCTCATCAACAGCTGCATCGAATAATGCAATACCTATTGATAGTTGTTGCTCATCATCAGCAATCATGGGAGTAACTTTACCCACTGCAGTTAATTTAACTTCTTGTCCTGCTTTGATGGCAGCTGCTGCCTCAAATTCAACCATTAACTTATGGGATTCAATCTTAAGTATCTTGGTTTTAGTAGGAGTTCCAAATGTTTGTGGCATCTTCTTTTATATTTGTGTTTTTACCTTTATTAATTAAATAAGTAGTCTGGCCTATTTATGGTGATTACTCTTCTCCGTGTAACCTAGAAGTGTTAACCTTACGGTTTTTCATAAACTCGGCAAATTCTTGTGGAGTGTTAACCTTAGGGTTTTTCTCTCCTTTATTTCCTTCACCAGCATTACCCTCTTCTGGGCTTGCACTGTTGCGAGCAACGTTAGTTGAGTTGCAATCTTGGCAAACGTGAGGTACTTTCTCGTCCAACTCTTTTTGATACTTTGCTTTAAAGCTTGAAAGAGTTTTAACGTCCATGCCTTCAAAGGATTTTAAGATGGTATCATCTTTCTCTCCTAAAGCAGCATAAAGCCTTTTAACCTCATTAAGCTCTGCAGTCTTAATTTCTTCTAAACCTTGTATGGTTGTTTTAGCTGCTGCTAATTCTCCCTCTACTTTAGTTTTCTCAGAAGTTAAGGTTTGAACTTGGGTTTCTAAGCCTTGCTTTTCTGTTTTTAGAGTAGCTAACTCAGTAGAGCTAGTTTTTAAGGCTGTTAACTTAGCCTCAATATCTGTAGCCTGTTCTTCAGTTAATTCCTCAAGCTTAATGTTAATCATGCCCAACAATGTAAGGGCAGCTAAGATAACTTTATCTTTCATAAAATCTTCGGTTTTATTATTAGAATTATTAGGTATTGTTTGATTCTCGTCTTCAAATTTCTCCGAAAGAGACGCTACTTCCTTGTAATCTATGAAGAAGTGGTTCTTACGGGGCTCTTTCTTATACTCTGATAAACTGTCTCTTCGGCTAGCATAATCAGGGTTTACGATTTGGCCATTTTTACCAATCTTTTGGGCAAATGGGTCTGCACCATGGGGCACTAATGAGGTTTCGCTGAAGTTAATTACTTCTGTTACTACCCTGCGGACTAACTGGCCATCTTTTGCAAATGTACCTGTTTTACTCCAGAACTCCTCATCACTCATGCTTGGGTGAGAGCGTTCCCAAGCGAACTCGACCGTAACCGAGTTTGAGTGAATTGAGGGTGGGTCCATCATTATCCCCCTTGCGATGTTTGGGTGACTTTTTCCGTCTATGAGAAAGATACCATTAATACCTGCCGGTACATCTATACCATCATTTGTAGTATAAGCATCTTGCCATAATACTCTTTTTACAACCCCCAACTCATTTCCTACTAGAGGCTCATGGTTTGGGTATACTGCTTGGCCTACTAACTTGTTCATTGAAGCTTTTAATACTCCATTCATTGAAAAGTCGATAGGGTCAAATTTCTTTCTAACGATTACCTCCGATAAAAGTCTAAAAGCGGGTTCTATAAAATCTTCTTTTTTAGGTTTTAAATCCTCCGCTGTTACTTCTGGGTAATAGGTTTGAAAATTGGGTGTAGCTGAGTCAAACAAGCCAAAGCTTTGGATATCTTTGGTATCTTTACTTAGCTTTTGACTAACTTTCTGCTCATCTAATACCTCGGGTATATAATGAGATACTAAACTGTGACCTGCGCTTAGTCGGATTTTATCAATTAATATCTTTGTCATACTGTAGGCTCTCCTTTATCTTTTTTAGTATTATTTACCTCATATACTTTCAATGCGAAGAATGAGGTAACTAATAAACCTGCTGCATAGATTATATGCTCTGGTGTTGAAGCCTTCCAACAAAGAGCAATGAAATTGAGTAATGATACCCAACCTCCTACTTTTTTACCAGAGTATTCCCAACTACCGTCGGCTTGTTTATTCTGGATAATTGCTAAAAAATGTGGTTTTTTCATTATTTTCTACTTCTTTGTACTGGTCTATTCTTTTCTCTTACGTTTCTATCACTTCCATCTTTTTTCTTTTCTCTTGCCTGTTTCTTCTTAGCCTTTGCAGCTGGTGTAGTTCCAGCTCCTACAGCATTAGGGTCTATCCTTGGTTTTTTCTTATCGGGTTTTTCGTAGCCTAAATTATGAGCATATTGCTCTTGAGAAATTATACCATCACCGTAAAGCTGGTTATTATTTCTAATTTTAATTTCCTGAGCTTGTTGCATCTTAAGCTCATCCATAATTGTTGAAGGATTGAACTTAACTTTTATTCTTTTAAATTGGTAGCCTTTTAATCTTAGGTGAAAACTGTATATAAACTCCAATGCTTCTTTTACAGTCATCTGGATATTACCTATCTCAGCTATCATCTTTTGGAATACAACAGTTATTTGTCCCTCTGAAGTAGAGTAACCTCTTCCAAGCATTGACATATCTTGTTTTAATCCCGAGCCTACCTGTAATTCGTTTTGTTCAAATAACTCCTTTACACCTGAAACATTCTTAGTTGCAGTGTGGAATTCAAATTGGTGGTCACCATCATAGCCAACTAAGATTCCTTCTTTCATTGACTTGCTAATATTTATTTTGCACTCATCTAAGAAGCTATCTAGTCGTTTTTTATATTGCTCATCACTTTCTCCCCCTTTTTGTTGGGGTTTATCAACTAGCATCTGCAAAAATCCGAGTAATCCCATTTGATTAAGAACAAATCGGATATTCTCGAGCATTTTCTTTTGGTCAGCAATAGCTGTAAGGGCCGTTAAGAACATCGGAGTACCAACAGGTAACTCTGTATCACTTTCTAAACCGTAATACCTATAAGTAAAAGAGTTAAGTTTCTTAAGGCCATCAGTTATTTGGGAGTTTGATTGTTTTTGGTAAGCCTCATATTTTAGCTCGCTTTTGTTATATTTAAACCTTATGGTTTCTGGGTTTACGAATATTACTTTTCTTAAACCATTTAAAGTGTTATTAGGCACTGACTCAAAAGAAATGGCTCCCCCGAGTATTGCTTGCCTAAAAAACTTATTAACCATACCGTGTATACCGGCTGTACCTTCTACCCAAGCTTGAGCTGCTTCTTCTAACTCTTCTCGCATCTTAGTAGCATTCTCAGCTGATACACTTTTATCAAACTCAATTATATGCCCCGTATTACCGAGCATAACTAGGTTATGAGCTGCTTGTCCTAAATCTGGGTTTACTAATGCAAGTTTTCTTATGAAAGGGATAACCTCATATTGAAACTCGGGCTTAACAAACTCAGTAAGCCCATTGATAGCATCTATTACATTTGTTTTACCACCATTATCAGTAGGTTCACTGCTTCTAGCTGGAGATACCACTCTTTTTATATTCTCTATTTCGGGTTTAGTGACCTGCTCATTTTTAACAAACCAATTTCGTGGATTGATTCTATCTATAAAACTTGCCATATTATCTTGGTGCGGTTATTAGTCCTTTTTTGCCACCCTTACGGATGTAATTAGTTATTGATTCACCTAGGATAGAGTCATCTGTGAAAGTTTCATCATCATCAAGGTCTTCATTGTCTTTTTGATTACGTTTACCTAAAGCGATTGGTCTATTAGCTTCGTCATAGATAAACGTATAGGCTTCTTGAACGAAGAAAGGGTTTTTAATATCAACTAACCCATTTCTTATATCTTCTTCTAAGCCATCAATTATAATAGGTCGGTTTTTCTTAGTAGTTAACCAACCAGGTATTCTTTCTTCTTTGGGTTTCTTTTTACCTTTCTCTTTTACGAGTGCAGTTGCGTAGTAAAGATTAGGATAACCAGAACCTTGTATATCCATTACAGTTGCAAGTCCAATATCATTACCTTCTGGAGCTATCATAGAATTACCATATTCTTTGGCTTTCTTTAGGAGTAAGTCTGCATACTTATCAGTAGGGATTCTACCCTTAAATGCAGCAAGCTCTTCTCCTTTCTCATCCATTATAGAAAAGGCAGAATAATCTCGTGAGCGACCTGTGGCAACGTCTGCTCCAATGTAAGTTCTACTCTTCCCATCCCACTCTTTAAAGGTAAGTAATTGGCCATTCATTTCAATCTTAGTAGGTGGATTATCCTCAAGGGATTCTTCAATAGCTCTGATATCTAATAGGTCGAATACTGTATTACCCGACGTTAAGAAGTCACCATCAATCTCTTGTGCAGTTCTTCGTGCTCCGAGTACTTGCCTTTGTTGCTCATACCAAGCCTCATCTCTTTCGGGGTGCATCTGCCAACGAAGTCTGATAGGATTAAATGGGTTACCACCTGCAACAGCGTTTACCCATAATGAGTGGAACCAGTTACCAACCCCGTAAGGAGTTGAGTTTACAATTGCTTTACCCCCTGTTGATAGAGTTGGCCAAACCGCTGCCCAAATAATATTAGCCCATTTGATAATGGCTGCTTCGTCAATTACCAATAATGATAAACCTTCTGAACGACCTGCATCTTCTGTAGTTGGGATTGAAGATATTATTGAGCCATTGCCAAATTCAATTTCTGTTGCAGTACCAATTTCTCCACTACGCCCGTTAACGACTCGAACTTTCAAATGCTCGGGTAAATTACGGTACATATACTTAATCTTCCTTAGTACCTTCTTTGCAACCCTATCTTTTATGGAAATGATTAAGATATTCTTGTTCGGGTGATACATCGCAAGCCATAAGCAATACATGGAGATTAACTCGGTAATACCTGCTTGTCGAAATTTTAAGATAATGTTAAAGGAGTCGTTTAGAAAGTGCCATAAAACTTTCTTTTGGAAAGGGTATAATAGAAATGGGACTCGACCTCTTACCGGGTGAATTACTTTTATGTGTTTAGAGAATTCCCAAGGGTCACGCATTACAGCACGAAGCTCGGCAAATTCTGCTGAGCTCATTGCACTAAAAAGCGTATCTTTGTTTTGAGTCTTGGCCATACTATCTAACTCTGAAACCCAGTTTTACATTTCCAAATAATTGGGGTTCATTGTTAATAGTAGATTTGAGTTCTCCGCCTAACCTAAACTTTTTGTAACCCCAGTTAATATCTGCACTTACAACTGGTTGCTTGAGTAGAAAGTCATATCCCGTGTTGGCATACAATCCCATAAAATGGGCCTTGTTTTGAACTGGTTTGCTTGGGGTGAAACTTTTTTCCATAGCTCTAAGAGAATCGACCCACTGATAGTTAAATCTTCGGAAGTTAACGAGATAATCGTACCTATGGACTTCTCCCGATATTTCAAGGAAGTCGAGTCGTAAGCTATCTTGTTTGAATTCTCCATAGATGAGTTTTGGTTTGGTTGGAAATTTTTTAATGTATTGGGAGTTAATAGTCGCTAAGGTTTTTCCTAAAGAGTCGTTTACTTGTAATACCGAGTCCAGATATTTTAGGATATTTGAAGACGTGTCATCAAGGTAACTATAGTAGTTTTTAGGGCCTACGTAGTTGGGGTAAATATTTTGGGGTGTATTGTAAACTGATTGAACCTTGACGGTATCGGTTTTAAATCCTTCTTTTTGCCAATACTCTAAGGATTCTTTATTTTCTTTTAAGGCCTGGGAATTCTGATACTGAAGGTATAATAGCCATCCCATCACAACTAGTAACAGGTATGGAAGGATATTTGAGGTTTTCATATTTGCTCTCGTGCGTACGCGTTAAGGTTTTAGGTATTAATATAAAGGAGGATATATAAACTATATATATTAAAATATATAGTATATATCCATCCTTTTAAATAGAGATACTGAAATAGATAGTATTACTTTTTAGCGATTTCGGCCATTAATTCTTTTAGAGGCTTAACAAAGTCCTCATGAGGTACAATATCAGTCTTATCCTTTCTTACAGCTGTATGGCTCCAGATACCTGGTAGGTTTTTCATAGCAACATCAGGATTGAATTGAAAGAATTTATCAAAATCTTTTTGTGGCTTAATATCATACTTTTTCATAAGCATAGCCACTAAAGCTACTGTAGCTCTAATTTGAGCATCAGTATATTTGTGGTAATACTTATACCCTTGCCACTTATTCTTAAATTCCCAAACCTCATCTTTAGGTATCTCTGTTTTACCAGCTTTATTTGGGAATAATGGATAATGGAAGAATTTACCATTCTCTTCAACCAACCAACCTCTAGCAACTATCTCAATTCCTATAGATTGTTTCTCTGCATCATTGTTATCCCCTTTAACACCTAAGTGAAAAGCCCACTTAGCATCATCGAATACCTGGAAGATAGTTCCATCCCTATCAATTACATAAGCAGTACCTACAGCCTCGGGTGTTTGGTCAAACCAACGGATAGCACCTTCAGCAGTTCCCCCTGCAGTGTGGTGTAGGAATATACTTTGCTTCTTATGAGCAGTTTGGTAGTACTGGTCAGTTTTTAAGGGTTTTTTAACGATTTTTAAATCACTCATAACTTTAAATATTGGTTTTAATTTACCTAATCAAATCTTGTTAAAATGGAAGCATTGGTAATTTGTAAATATTTGCTATACACTGCAAGAACCACTCAGCTACTTCATATGGAGCTGTTTTAGTCACAGCTGTTCGGGCTTTATTTATCCAATAATTCTTATTTTCAGGAAATATGGGTAATTTGAATGAGCTTGGTACTCCTTGTATATTAGCCATCTCTCTAGGCGATAACACATACCCCTTGGAATTGAATTGGCGGTTTTGTTTACGCACTGTTAATGGGTATTTACCTGGTAGATTACGATTAACCCCAGGCAGATTAACCATTTTACCCCCCACGTACCATTTGCTTTTACCCTGGTACTCATTATTCCAAATCTCTCGAACCTGCTCATAATTTAGCTGTTTACCATTGTAAGACATTGCTACCTTCATATTGGAGTCTTCTCTTACGTGGCCAATCTCATATACTTCATGCTCTGGTAGCTCAAAAACAGTTGCATCTTCAATAGGTTGGTGAACTTGAAACCTTTTAGAGAATTTTTTAATATATTTTTCAGGCAAATCTTTACGAATACCGACTAAAACTAGCCTTTCACGGGATTTTTGGGAGTTACCATACTCCAATACACTCGAAATATGGGTTACAATGTGGTATTTTGAGAATAATGAGTGCAAATCAGCCTCTGGGAAGGATTTGTAAAGCCCCGTTAAGTTCTCAAAAAGGAAAAATTTGGGTTTATACTTCCTTACAGCTCTAATGTAGAGCAACAAAGACTCATTTTCTTTGTGATTTCCTAATTTTTTAGCTCTCGAGTATCTCAATCTGCTTCCAGAGCCACAATCGGGGTGTCCAATAATAGCAAAAAGTTTCTTGTACCTCTTTTTAGGGAGCTCACGTAGATAAGGAGCATCAAAATTAGCACTAAACACCGAGTTCTCCTTTGAATGAAACACCGCACGGGGCTCAATATTTCCCACAATCTTAAAACTGGGTGAACCGTTTTCTTCAAAAGCTCTGGTAAAGGGGTATAACATAACCCCAGCACCAGCACATACACCTAAAATCTTTCTCATAGTAATAAAGAAACTTTAGTATTGCAGGAAAACTATTTTAGATTGGAGTAAAAAATTATAAATCATGCCAAAACTTACAAAAGAGATTAGAAAGTACATTAAAGACCTTGCAAAGAATTTCCCAAATCAGCCCTTAGAAAAAGGCGCTACAGTTCGTTGGAGAGTTTCAGGAGCTTACTTGCTAGATAACACTAACCACACCACTATCAATGGAGAGCCCATACAAAGAGATAAGTTTTATTTAGGCGGCTCAGATGACTCCTTTCATACCGTTAACCATGAAAGAAGGATGCGTAAAGCTTACGAAGCAGGGGGTTTTCCCGAATTGAAGAAATATGTGGATAAAATAAAGGACTATCTAGTAAAAAATCAAACTCCAGATAATAAAGATTCAAACGATAAAGGGTAAATATACTAGAAAAGACATGGGCTACACTGACAAATCTAATTTAGTTTATCTTATTGCATATAAAATTGGAAAGAAGCTATATATCAAGGTTAACATATCAATATTGAAAACCTCGATTACTCAATTAGAAGAGCAAGAGATAAAGTATGAGTTCATAAGCCAAGGTCAATATC